ACACAAGTTCAAGTAGCGAAGATGGCTGATTATGTAATGTTATGTCACTCTGCTTTAGAGCCAAAGTATGAAGGGAGAATAGGTCCGCTGGTTGCTGAACTACAAGGCAAGATAGATATATTTTTAGATGGTAGTGATTATGCAGAGTATGAAGGAAGGGTAGATGATTATAAACTTTATATAAAAAGAGAAATGATTGGTCAAGCATATCTCCCTACAAATTTTAATCGGCGCTATGATATCAAGAATAATGTAGAAAGTTTAATCTTTGCCGCAGAAGATAGACACTTCACCAAACCTAATGCCTCCCATAGAAATCTTTGGCAAAACAAAACAGATGATTTAGTTTGTATTATGTCTGCTTGTGAAAAACGGCCTCACCGTTATGATATTATGAACTCACTTAAAGATGCATTTGCCCGTGATGAAACTGTATTCGTTGGTGAATATAGAGAAGGTGCAACTTTGGAAAGTGTTGACACAGGTGATAGACATTTCGGCGGCTATTTTAAAAAGCTTTTAAATGCTAAGATAAGTGTAGATGCTTATGGGTGTGGCGAAGCAAGACAAACAGGTAGATTTTGGGAGAGTTTAGCCAACGGATGTTTGGTTATGTATCAACCTATTGAACCTTATATATGGCGAAATTCATATATTGATGGTGAAGATTTTATTGTCTATAATGATAATGACGAGTTGGTAGATAAGGCAAAATATTATATGAGCCACCCCGAAGAAGCTAGAAAGATAGCTGATAGAGGTTTTACAAAGCTGCTAAAGTATCATACAACAGAAGCAAGGGCGAAAGAGTTTTTGGGATTGATAGAAACTTATTGGAAATAGAAGTATATTTATTATAGTATAAAAGCCTTGACTTTGAGAAAATAATGAAACTCCAAGAAGCTGTAAAACCAAGAGTGGTAGCGATACTTCCAGGCCGTTTTGCTCCACCGGCAAAACATCATAAGGCAGCTTACGAAGCGCTGGTTGCAAAGTTTGGGGCCAAAAATGTTTATATCGCAACCAGCGATGTTACCGGGCCGAAGTCACCTTTTACATTCGCAGAGAAGAAAGCGATATGGATGGCGCACGGCGTTCCATCTGGGCGTATCGTAAAGGTCAAAGATCCCTACAAAGCTGTTGAGGTGACGAAGCGACTCCCGAAAAATACACGGGTAGTGTTTGCTGTGGGTAAAAAAGATGCGAGTCGCCTTTCAGCCGGTAAATATTTTGAGATGTATAAGCCCAATGCGCCGATGGATAGTTTTGCAAAACACGGTTATGTTTATGTTATGCCGCACATCGCTCTCAAAGTTGGTGGTAAAGAAATGTCTGGCACATCTGTAAGAGCCGCTCTTGGCTCCAAACGCCGCACACCAGAATCAAAGGCAAAACTTTTCCAGAAGATACTTGGCATCACTAACAAGAAAATACAAAACCTTGTGATAAACCGACTAACGAAAATAAATGAAGAAAAGATGGAACTAAGGGGGTTATTGTTGATGGGTGGCGCTTATGGGCACATGGCTCATCCTTTTGATGATAGTAATTTAACTTTTGGTGACTTTAAGAATATGATTACTAAATTGTTAAAGGGTGGAGTGAATGTGAAGGGTGTGACAGAAAAACTTGATGGCCAAAACCTTATGGTGTCTTGGAAGAATGGACAGCTAGTAGCTGCAAGAAATAAGGGACAACTTAAAAACTTTGGTGAAAATTCACTGACTACCGCTGGTGTTAAGAAAATGTTTGCTGGTAGAGGTGAGTTAGAAAAAGCTTTTGCAGGTACAATGGAAGATTTAGAAAACGCAATAAAAGGCTTGACAGAAAAACAAAAAGGCCATATATTTGATAATGGGCATAAATGGATGAACTTGGAAATCATTTATGTGCCAACACAAAATGTTATTCCTTATGGAAAAGATATGATTGTTTTTCATGGCAATTTGGAATATGATAAAGAAGGTAATCCAATTGGTCAAGATAAAGAAAGTGGTTCCAAGTTAGCTGGTATGATAAAGCAGATTAATCAAAACGCACAGAATACTTTTGAAATTCGTGGGCCAGTGGCTTTGACATTACCGAACACAAAAGATTTTCAAGAAGATCAGCAATATTTTATTAAGAAGCTTTATGCGTTACAAAAGAAATATGGTTTAAGCAATACGGATAAAATTACTCGCTACCATGAAAAGTGGTGGCTAAATAAAATTAACGCCGAAGCAAGAAAGGCAAGAATAACCCTTGACAAATCTACCAAAAATGATTTAATTAATAGATGGGTTTTTGGTGATAAATCCAAAGCACTTAACAAGAAGAATTTTAAGGATGAGAAAATTTTAGATTGGGCAAAGAAATTGGATAAGCAAAATTTTAATAAGTTTGTTCAACAAAATGTAGCTCCGTTTGAAGATTTATTTTTGGAATTGGGTGCGAAAGTTCTCACAAATGTTGAAAACCTTATTTCTGCATCGCCCGATGCAGCAGTAAGAAGTATTAAAAAAGATTTAAAAACTACAATTAATAGTTTAAAGAATGGGGGTGATCTTACTAAGATACAACAACTAAAACGTCACCTAAATAGGTTAAAGAAATCTGGCGGCTTTAAGAGAATAGTACCCAGTGAAGGTTTAGTTTTTACCTATAAAGGAAAGACGTATAAATTAACGGGAACTTTCGCACCTATTAATCAAATTCTTGGTAGTTTAAAGTACGCATAAAGAGAGGTATCAAATGGCACGTACCAATCGCCGTAGAGATCCAGGCGAAGTAGTTAATGTTAATCGTAGTATGAAAAAGAAAGATAGAAGAAGTAGTCGTAAGAATACTAAGAAACGTATTCAAGAAATAGATCACACTGATCCCGACTCTGGTTTTGAAGATGATAACTTTACTTATGTACGAGGATATGATTAACAAATAGATATGAATACAAAACATTATGTTTTGGATAAAGGTTTTATTGAAGTACTAGATTCGTTAGGAAACGACCTAACCGTAGCAAACTCTGCAAGAGTATCGTTTGGTAAAAGAAAAAAGACATATGATAAGGGTGATGAACGTCTGGTACGATATCTTGCTAAACATAAACATTTTTCCCCATTTAGACATCTTGTAGTACAGTTTCATATAAAGGCTCCAGAGTTTGTTACTAGACAACTTTACAAACACGTTGTCGGTATTGAGACAACATCTTCCTCTATAACAAAGGATCATGCGTGGAATGAAGTATCTCAAAGATATGTGCCTGTGGATGAGTTTTATATGCCAGAAACTTGGCGGGCGCAGAGCGAAGATTCCAAACAAGCGAGCAGTGGAACGATTAAAGAACAAGAAGAAGCCACCGAAGCTTATGCCGCGGCCATACAAGTGGGGAAGCACTATTACGAAAAGCTTCTAGAAATGGGAGTAGCAAAAGAACAAGCTCGTGCGCTACTTCCACTATCTTGTTATACAGAATTTTACTGGACTGCATCCTTCCAAGCCGTCTGTAATTTTATTGAGCTACGAGACAAGCCTGACGCACAATGGGAGATAAGGCAATACGCTATTGTGTTGAAGAAAATGTTGCATGAACTGTATCCCAAAACAACTCAAATATGGGAAGATATATATTTTTAAAATAAATCAAAAAAAGCCTTGACAAACCCTAAAAAAATGTGTATATTATAGTATAACAAATTTGGAAAAGAAATATGAAACTTTTTATGATAGTTTTAATTGCCTTGATATTACCCGTTTATTTACTTATATTAATAAGTAGAGTTAGAAACAAACCCTTTAAATCGTGTGGAGAATCATGTGATTGCATAGATGAAAAAATGTTGGGATGTGACGCATCCGTAGTTTAAATTTTCGTAAAAAAGTGTTATAATGTATCACAATCATAGTTTTACAACCATTTAAGGAGAAAAAATTGGCTATCAATTTGGATAAAATAAATCAGGCGTTAGACAAACTTGATCCCACAAAAAGTAATGGCGGCGGTAATCAAGACGCTATTATTAAGTTGGAAGAGGGAGAGCATAATATTCGCATTGCTCCCTATAAGCACGATCTTGAAATGCCGTTTCAAGAAATGTGGTTTCATTTTGGGATCGCTGGCCGTACATTTCTTTGTCCCACAAAAATGAAAGGTGAAACAGATCCCATTTGCGACTTCGCAACTAAGTGTTGGGATCAGTTTAAGGCTACTAATGATGATAGCTTTAAGGAAATGTTTAAGAATATGGCTCCAAAGAACCGAGCCTATATTCCTATCATTAAACGTGGTGAAGAGGATAAGGGTATTCGTTGGTGGAGTGTATCACCTCGCACTACATATAAGGATATTCTTGATTTGGTTAAGAGTGCATTGAGGCAAGGTGTTGATATTACCGATGAGAATGAAGGTCTTGATTTGGTAGTCAAGATGGAACATGGGTTTAATAATTGGTTGGTACCTGCATCAGTAATAACTGCTCTTAAGCCTACCGCTCTTGCACCTAAGAATGATATTCCCACTATTATTGATAGTGTGAAGCCGATTGATGAGTTGTTTCAGTTCGCACCGATTGATGAAATGAAGGTTGCATTGGACAAGCACATTAATCCTAACGCTGATGATTCTGATAGTTCAGCGGGAACTGCTAAAGACTTTACTCAGAAGGTGGAGTCGGAAGAAGATGGTGTGAGTGAAAAAATTGGTGAAGCATTTGATAAGTTGCTGAACTAATATGGCTCGTAAAAAAGTCGCAACTGGTAAGGACGCTGTTGATGAAAACAGCGTTCTTACTGATATTCTTGTAGATTCCCTTAATAAAAAATTAGGTGATGTTGCTTATATTATGGGGAAGGGTGATAGTCCAGCAGAGGTTAAAGAGTGGCTATCTACCGGCTCTACTGTTTTAGATACCATCATATCAAATGATGTTGAGGCTGACGGTGGTATACCAGTTGGTAAGTTAGTAGAAATTAGTGGCGAAGCTGCTACTGGTAAGTCTCTTTTGTCTTATATGATTCTTAAGGATTGTCAAGACAAGGGTGGCATTCCTATTCTTATTGATACAGAGAATGCTGCTAATGAAGACTTTCTTAGATTGCTGGGGCTGAAGTTTCAACATGAAGGTGGCAATCTTGTCTATCTTCAAGTAGATTCTGTAGAGAAAGTTTTCCAAGCAATAGAAGAAATCATTCGGCGTATTCGCGAAACCCATAAAGACAAGTTGTGTTGTATCGTTTGGGATTCTGTAGCAGGTACATCTACCGATACTGAAATTCAAAATGAATATGGAGAGGCAACTATTGGTTTAGCTGCTCGTCTTATTGGTCAAGGATTGCGTAAGAGTATTCGATTTATTGGTACTCAGCGTGTATCATTGGTGTTCCTTAATCAAGTGCGCCAAAAGATAGGTGTTTTCTTTGGTGATGATACCACAACTCCTGGCGGTAAAGCCATACCTTTCTTCTCTTCTGTAAGAGTTAAGCTTTATAGTGGAGGCAAAGTCAAGGTTGGTAAAGATGTAATAGGTGTTGGCATTAAACCAAAGATAATTAAGAACCGTCTTGGACCACCTCATAGAGATGCAGAGTTAAAAATGTATTTCACTAAGGGTTTGATTGATGAGGAAAGCTGGCTTGATGTTTTGTTGAAGAGTGGCGAAGCAGATAAAATTTCAGCACAAAAATCATCTATTACTAATAAAGATACTGGTGAAGTATATGAATTTCAAAATCGTAAGTTTGTAGATTGGGTAAGAGGAACTGAACAAGTAGAAGCTCATGCGTATTGCAAACTTAAGGTTAAGGAATCATTAGTTATCGAACAAGATCCCGATAAGAGGGATGAAGAAATCACTACTGAAGAATTAGGAAGTGATGAGATTCTCTAATGAAATTTTGGGATACACTCAAAGAAGATGATAAAAAATATCCTTGGTGGATTTGGGTGTTCTTTATCATAGGGTTGGTGATAGGGATAGGAATTGTTGCTCTTATTGTTGGGGCGCTTTTCCTATTTCTAGGTTGGGTCTTCTCTTTTTTATGGAACTTTAGTATCGCTCCTACTTTTAGCGTGACAGAAATCACAACTCCTGTAGCTAGTGGTTTATTATTTTTCATCTTCTGTTGCGCTCGTCTTATTAAATTTTTGGTAAAGAATTAGCTCCTATGGTCTAGTGGTTATGACTCTGCCCTTTCACGGCAGCAACGCGAGTTCGATCCTCGCTGGGAGTAGATTTTTTCCTATATAAGTTTTGGTTTTTGTGAAAGATACAAAAACTCCTTTATATTTATTAAAAAGGAGAAAGACAATGAAGAGATGTGGAAGCTGTGGCGAAATGAAATCGCTTGATAGTTTTAATAAAAAGGGTGAAGGTAAATTACAATCCAATTGTAAGGAATGTAATAAGAAATATTTAAAAGAACATTACAATAAAAACCTTGTTTATTATTATGAAAAGAATATAAGGTACAGAAATAAATACAAGAAAGAAATACATGGCTACTTACGACAACTTGCCAAAGATGGATGTAAGGTTTGTGGTGAAAAAGATTATAGATGCTTACACTTTAATCATATTGATCCTACGAAAAAAGAAGGCACAATTAGTACTATGGTTGCTAAACAAATTCCTTTGGATATTATTAAAGAGGAAGCGGTGAAATGTGATGTGATGTGCGCCAACTGCCATGCTAAGCATACAGCAGATCAGTTCGATTATTATAGTTTTGATGGGGGTGTCGTATAATGGTAATACGCAAGCCTTTGGAGCTTGTTATGGGAGTTCGATCCTCTCCACCCCTTCCAAAAAATTTTCTCAAACATGAATTTAAATTTTTTTAAATGATAGTGGATTTTTATAATTTTTTCATGCAGTATTTATATTATCGGGGTAAGTAAATGCGAAGAGAAAAAGTAAAAAGTATATCTATATTCCTTCTATTAGTGATTTTGGTATTACAGGGAGTGGAAAAGAAAAAAGAGATAGATACTCTTACTGAAGAAAATTTATTAATGGAGAGAATGGTTACACTAGCTGATTCACTAATAAAAGATACTACTATAGAAGGTTTAAAGCTAGCTGAAAAACTCGCGATTAAAGAAAAAAAGATAGAAGAATACGAGAATAATAAGCATCAAGTAGTCGTAACAATGTATCATCCGGTATCTGATCAAACAGATGATACTCCAAACATTACGGCAGATGGAAGTGTGATTAAAGTAAGTAGGGCGAGTGAATATAAATATGTGGCGGTTTCACGAAATATGCTTATGCGTTATGGGGGTTTTCTTAGATATGGTGATTATGTGTGGGTGGACGCTGGTAAGAAGTCTGGAGTTTATCAAGTCCGCGACACGATGGCTGAGAGGTGGATAAATCGCATAGATATTTTAGAAACGCCTGGTGTAAAGCCGTACAAATATAATAATGCATCATTAAGAAGGTTAGATTATGAAACAGCGCATCTTTAAATTATATCTAATATTTTTTTCTTTACTTTTTATTTTGAATGGCTGTTATACATTGTTAAGTGATCCACTTAAAATAAAACCTAAACCCCAGTTAAGTATTCACAATATAGAAGAGCAGGATAAAGTTGATGTATTTCACCCAATGGTTAACAGACATTATGGCCGCCGAACATACCAACCTTATATATATGGGTATGATAATTTTTATGCTACTGATTCTTACTATTATAATCGTTATAATACCGATGACTATAACTATAAGCTTGATGTTTCGCAGCCACCCGTATCTCAAGCACCAACACAACAAAGCACTAAGGTTGAGGTTAAAAACACGCCGTCCAGTAGGGATGTAGAAAAAGCAAAAATTGTTTGGGAGAAGCGAATAAATCCCCGCGTTAGGAAAGCTCCTACCCCAACAAAAAAATAGCTTGACTTATGGTGATAAATTTATTATATTATGTATAGAAAAAGATGAAAAATTATTTGGTATATTTTGAAAAGGAATAAAAAATAAATGAAAAAGGTTTTACTCATTGATTTGATGAATATGTTTGTTAGAAATTTTTCAGCAATAAGGTTAACAAATGATGATGGTGATCATGTAGGTGGCGTTTATGGCACATTAAACAGCCTACAATCACAAATAAAGAAACATGGTCCCGACATTGTTTCTGTGGTCTGGGAAGGTAAAGGTTCTTCAGAGCGCCGTAGAAAAACGCTCAAAGAGTACAAAGAAGGTAGAAAGTTTAGAGGGTTAAATAGGCATTTTGAATATTCGCAAGAAGATGAGAAAGAATCTTTTGCGAGACAGCTGCAATTACTCAAAGAGTGTTTAGACGAATTACCTGTCTATCAACCAGCGGTCCAATATTTGGAAGCAGACGATCAAATTGCTTATTCTTGTAGAAACTTTTTTAAAAATGATGCAAAGATTATAGTGTCAACTGATAGAGATTTTTTTCAATTGGTTGATGAGAGGACGGCGATATTCCGCCCTGTGAAAACAAAAGAGCATCCAAAAGGTGAGTTGGTAGACATTGATTGGATGATGGAAAAAGAGGGTGTTTTTCCACCTAATTATGCTCTTCTAAAGGCTGTTGTCGGTGATAAGAGTGATAACATCAAAGGCATTAATGGTGTAGGAGAGAAGAGTTTAAAGCGTGATTTTCCGTTGTTTTATGAGAAGGAAAGTGCCGATGTGACTAACCTTTTAGAATATGCAGGTCAACAAAAAAATACTAAGTATGAGAAGTATGTGGATAGTTCTGAGTTGTTAAAAAGAAATTATAGTATAGTACAGTTGTTAGACATAGATGTTAATATACAATCTATTCAAGCGCTGGAAAAAAGTTATGAAAATAAAGAATTAAAGTTTAATTCTTATCAACTTCGCCTTAAGTTGATGGGCGAAAATATTGCACCAAGTAATATTGACAATTGGATTTCATCGTTCATGTCGGTATCTCGCGAACCGATAACCCTGTAGGAGAAAGATAAAATGGCGTATACAGATGTTGATTCTTTTAAGTCTTTTGGAACTAACTTTCAGAACTGTGTATTACAAGCGGCTCTAATAGATAGGGAATTTTTTGAAAAGAGTTTTGAAATATTAAAGGAAGAGTACTTTACATCCGAAGCCCATAAAGCATTGTGGTTAGAGATAAGAAAGCTGTTCAATAAGTATAACGGCCCACCTTCTTATGATATATTGAAAACAGAAATTTCACAATATCCTGAAGGTGAGTTAAAAGAATCTACTATTAATGTATTGTTGGATATTGAAACAAAAGTTAATCGTCAAGAGATTGAGTATGCAAAGGATAAGTCTTTAGAGTTTTGTAAGAATCAATCTATGAAGGGCGCAATTCTGCAATCAGTAGAATTGTTGAAGGAAGGTAAGTTTGAAGAAATACAAAAAACTATTGAAGATAGTTTGAAGATTAGTACGGAACAAGATATGGGGCATGATTATTTTGACTCATTTAAGTCTCGCCAGCAAGTTCATGCACGGGCTTGTATTCCAACAGGGTTTCCATTGTTGGACGCTAATGAAGTATTAGATGGTGGTTTAGCGAATGGTGAGTTGGGTGTGGTGATGGCTCCTACTGGCGGCGGCAAATCTTTTTTCTTGGTTAATCTTGGGTATGGTGCATTAGCCGCTGGTAAGAATGTGATTCATTATTCGTTTGAGTTAAGTGAAACTCATGTTGGTAATCGCTATGATAGTCGCATTACAGGTATTCCCACAAAAGAATTGCGTGGTCGAATGGTCGAGGCTGAAGCTCAGTTGGCTCGTTTTGACGGCGGCCAATTGTTTATTAAGGAGTATCCACCAAAAGTTGCCACTATCAATACAGTTAAATTTCATACTGGTAGATTATTATCTAGTGGATTTGATCCGGACTTAATTATTATCGACTATGGTGATTTGATGAGAAGTCGCCGCGGTTATGATCAGAAACGATTTGAGCTAGAAAGTATTTTTGAAGATCTTCGTGCATTGTCTATGGAGATGAAGTTACCGATTTGGACAGCTACTCAAAGTAATCGTGAGGGATTTAACGATGATGTTATTACTATTGATAAAGTTGGTGAGGCAATTAATAAGGCGATGGTTGTAGATTTCTTTGGCACTTTTTCGCAAAGGAAATTCCACATAGGTAAAAACCGTATGGGTCAAGCTAATGTTAATTTTAATATTGATATGGACCCAGCGCGTGCTTTTATTGATTTAAATGATGATCAGTCGCCCGGCTTTTCGGTAGGTGATCAAGTAAACAATATGTTAAACGGTGGTGATAAAATGAGGTCTTTGTATCGCACTTTTAAAGAGGATGTATAAAATATGGAAAGGTTCACTATAACTAAGACACATAGGTATGGTCATCAAGATACACAAATAACGCATGTATATTCGGCTAATAGAGAAAAAACAAAAAGAGATGATGTAATTAGAATAGCTAATGAAATGATCTCTAATGAAGCTGTAATAACCAATGAAGAAGTTGAATATGAGGTATTATTAGCTTATGATAATGGTGAAACGGAGTTTATACATCGTGTAGAGAAGAGCGGAAAAAGGAGCGTTTGATGGCAACATACGTGTGGGTGTGTGAACAATGTACTTTTCATTTGACTAAAACAATGAGTATCAAAAAGTATAACCCAAGAGAAAAAGTATATTGTTCTAATTGTGGGGCGGAAATGAAACGAAAGATTGAATCAGTAGGAATTAGTTTTGGAAAAGGATTTTTTAGGGATGGATATGAAAGTGCTAAGAATGTAAAAACATCAACAGACGGAGACTGACATTGGATATAAGCCAACAAATTTTATCAGAAATTACTGTGCATATGAAATATGCAAGATACCTTCCTACTGAACAACGGCGAGAAACATGGAAGGAGTTAATAACACGTAATCGCGATATGCATATTGCTAATTTTCCCACTATTAAGTCAACTATAGAAAAGGCTTATGAGTTAGTATATGAGAAGAAAGTTTTACCGTCTATGCGTTCTTTACAGTTTGCAGGTGGAGCAATAAAGCAGACACCTTCTCGCATATATAATTGTGCATATTTGCCTATAGATGATTATAGAGCGTTTAGTGAAGTCATGTTTTTGTTGTTGGGTGGTACGGGTGTTGGCTATTCAGTGCAAAAGCATCATGTAGAAAAACTTCCTCCAATTACTAAGCCCACTAAGAGAAGACGATATTTGGTTGGTGATAGTATTGAGGGATGGGCTGATTGTATTAAGATGTTGATGAAAGCTTATTTTCTTGGTAGGCCCGAACCCGAATTTGATTTTGGTAGTATTCGCCCAAAAGGTGCATTGTTAATAACTAGTGGTGGTAAAGCGCCTGGTCCCGAACCATTGAAGGATTGTGTTCATAACATTAAAAGAATATTTGATAGGAAAGAGCATGGTGAACAACTCTCTACTTTGGAAGTGCATGATATCGTGTGTTGGGTTGCAGACGCAGTTTTATCTGGTGGCATCCGTAGGTCTGCTACTATTAGTTTGTTTTCCCTTGATGATCAAGAAATGCTCCAATGCAAGTTTGGAGACTGGTGGGAAACCGAACCCCAAAGAGCAAGAGCAAACAATTCCGCAGTCGTAGTTCGACATAGAGTTAAGAAGAAAGATTTTTTTAACATTTGGGAAAAAGTAAAAGAAAGCGGCGCTGGTGAGCCTGGTGTTTATTTTACAAACGATTCTGAGTGGGGAACTAATCCTTGTGCAGAAATTGCTTTAAGACCTTTTCAGTTTTGTAATCTTTGCGAAGTAAATGTAAATGATGTAGAGACACAGCAAGAGCTTAATGATAGAGTTTCTGCTGCATCTCTCATTGGAACTCTTCAAGCTACATATACTAACTTTCATTATCTGCGTGATGTGTGGAGGCGTACTACTGAAAAAGATGCGTTACTTGGTATTGGCATGACAGGTATTGGAAGTGGTCGTGTACAAAAGTTGGATTTGGAAGAAGCTGCAAAAATGGCTGTATCAACTAATGAATATTATGCTTCCGAGTTTGGTATTAATAAGGCGGCAAGAATTACTACTGTGAAGCCTAGTGGCACCACATCTTGTGTGTTGGGAACTTCCAGTGGTATTCACGCATGGCATAATGATTATTACATTCGCCGTATTAGAGTTGGCAAGAACGAAGCTATTTATACTTATTTAAAAATCAATCATCCCGAATTAATAGAGGATGATTTTTTTAAGCCTGACCAACAAGCAGTAATAGCTATTCCACAACAAGCCCCAAATGAAGGTATATTGAGGCACGAAACTTCGTTAGAGTTGTTAGAAAGAGTAAAGGACATTTATAATCGGTGGATTGTTCCGGCTCATAACGGCGGTAATAACACACATAATGTTTCTTGCACGGTTTCAGTTAAAGAGGATGAGTGGGATAAAGTAGGGAAATGGATGTGGGACAATCGCGAATATTATAATGGACTCTCTGTATTACCTTATTTTGGTGGCTCTTATAAGCAAGCTCCTTTTGAAGATATAGATGAAACAACTTTTAAGGGATTGTTTGATAATCTAAAAGAAGTAGATTTAAGTGGAGTAATAGAAATGATGGATAATACTAATCTTACAGGTGAGTTGGCTTGTGCTGGCGGAGCTTGCGAAATAACTTAAGGAATACCTTATGACTAATACTAAAGCTATTTTAAGAAAAATAGGTACTGAAGACCATCGGCAAGAGTTGGAAACTGAACGATTGAAAAGGAACTATGAACAAATACGTATTAATGATGATAAGTTAGAAGAAGAAAAAAATAAAGATGAATCTACAAAAACGCATGAAAGGTATAGACGCAAACAAAAGAATATGGAATCTGCCATGTCTTTAGATGATCTTATTAAACCAGCTAAAAAAATTGTAGAAAAACCTGGTACGTATTTTCATGGTACATTAAAGAAATTGGCCGAAGAGTTTAGTGACATTAAAACAATGACTAGCTATATGACGATAGGGCAGATTACAAAATATACTGAGAAAGATGGTTGTCTTTATAATAGAAAAGGTGAAATAGTTTATAAAGAAGAAACGCAGGAGTGTTTTGAATAGAATATCTTTTAATGAATTATTTGTAGAGATAACTCAACTAGTAGCACAAAGATCATCATGTGTAAAAGCCCAGCAAGCGGCTTTATTAATTAAAGATGATAGAATAATATCTTTTGGATATAACGGCCCACCGGCTAACGCTTTAAATTGTTCCGAAGAATGGCAGCCAGAAAAGGTTTGTGGAAAAGATAGTAGTGGTTCTTGTTTTTTAGGAATACATGCTGAAGCTAACGCTATAGGTTATGCTGCACGAAATGGTATTAATACTGAAGGGTGTACCATTTACTGCACCCAAACTCCCTGTATAGGTTGCGCGAAGCTAGTGGTGGCAGCAGGGATTAAAGAATTTTATTATATAGATGAGTACCGATTAGATGATGGTAAAAGGTTTTTGAAGTATTGTGAGATACCGATTTGGAAGATAGAAAAAAAATAATTGCTAAAATTAATCAATATATAGATTGGTTAGCAACACCTAACGAAGCTTTTGGCGGTTTTCCTGTATGCCCATTCGTTTCTACTGAAAGAGCTTCTGGCAAACTTAAGTATGAAGTTTTTGAAACAGAGCAACAAAAATCTATTTTTGATATGATAGATGAGTGGGATGAAGAAGAGCAATATAGTTCTATGATAGTTGCTCATCTATCAAACATTCAGTTTGATGAGTATAAAATTTTTCAGCATTGGCTTAATAAAGAGCTGAGGAAGAGAAAAATGGGATACATCAAATGTATAACTTTTCACCCAGATGATGAATTTGAGATAGATAATGTGAAGACAAGAAGTGAAGCTCCTTTTTTTCTAATAAATGTTGCTTATATTGATGAGCTTAATAAGGCGCATCAACGATTAAAGAATACAAAATATTTTGATAAGTTTACAGAAGAGAATAAAAATTACTTAAAGGTTTAAAAAAGACTTGACAAATGATTAAAAAATGGTTATATTATAGTATTACATTTAAGGAGAATTTATGAGTAAAAGAGAAATAAAGGGCTTCCAACATCTTCACCTTCACAGTTCGTACGGCTCCCTTCTTGATGCGGTATCAAAACCTATTGCGTATTGTGAAAAAGCCGCTAATATAGGTCAAGGTGCAATTGGGGTTACAGAACATGGATCGTGTGCTAGTCATTTTGCATTTAATCAAGCGGGTAAGAAAACTGATACTCATATAATCTATGGTAATGAATTTTACTGGGCTGCTGATAGAGAACAGCGTGGCCTTACAGATGAGGAAAAAGAAGGCAAAACGCCTACTGAATCAAGGGAAGAAAACAAATCTCGACTTCGTAAGGCACATTTGTTGTTGTTAGCTGAAACGCAAGAAGGTTTAGATAACATATATCGACTTAATTATCATGCTAATCAAAGTGGTTTTTATGGAAAACCAACCATTGATAATACCATCTTGCGTCAATTCAATAAAGGAATTATTGCCACAACTACTTGTGTTATTTCCCCTATGGCTCGTATGTTACAGAACCATAAAGTAGATGATATGAGTGTATGGTTTGAAGATATGTTAGATATCTTTGGCAATGATAGGTTTTTCCTTGAACTACATCCGCATGATTTAGATATACAGCGAGAATATAATCAAGTGCTTATTGAAGTTTTTAGAAAAAAATATGATGTAAAAACTTTACTTGCTAATGATGTACATTATGTGGATGAGAACTTGCATGAGACACATAACTTTTTGTGGCGACTTAATACTGATGGCAAATTTGATGAAGCCGGAATAGATAAGTTGCATTTCGCTACAGAAGAAGAGATGATAAAAAAGTGGTATGATTCAGGCATGGATGATATTATTGAGGATGAATATCTATATGAAGGTATAGAGTCCACAAAAGAAATAGCATCTAGATGCCATGCAGAACTTGATACAGAAACCGTGAAAGAACCTAAGTTTACGGTGCCTAATGGATATAAAGATAATAAAACATATATGTTAGAGCTTCTTCAAAAGGGCATGACCGATAAGGTAAAGAGCAATCTTATTCCCGAAAATGAAATTCCGGTGTATGTGGATAGGTTAAAAATAGAATTAGAATTGATTGCTGATAAAGGTTATTTGGATTATTTTCTTATTACAAACGATTTTACACAATGGGCATATGAGAATGATATACTAATGTCGCCTGGTCGTGGTAGTGCAAGTGGGTCATTGATTTGTTGGCTGTTGGGTATTACACATCTAAATCCAATTAAGTATGATTTATTCTTTGAGCGGTTTATGAACCCCGAAAGAATTAAGGAGCCTGACATTGACAATGACTTTCAAGACAACCGTAGAGCGGATGTTAAAAACTATGTGGCCTCTAAATGGGGTGACGCTAATATCGCTTCTGTTTGTGCCTATACCCGTTATTCTGTTAATACTTTGTTTCGTGATTTGGCGAAAGACAAGGGGATTGACTTCAAGCTTTCTAACAAGATTGCGAAAACGATTAGCGGTCATATTTCATTAAATAAAGATTTAACAACTTTTACTGATTTGATGAATAGCAACAAAGAGGTAAGAGAATTTGTTTCTTCGTTAGAGAAAAAAGAAGCAGAAGATTTCATCACAACCATTGATACATTAGTTGGTAACTTAAGAAATCAAACAATCGCAGGTGGCGGCGTTATTATATCAACACAACCATTATATGATGTGATGCCATTGCGTAAATCAAAAGAAGGTGATTTGGTTACAGAATGGCAGATTGATGAACTGGCTAGCATGAAATTTCTCAAGATTGATATGTTGGGTCTTTCTACTTTATCGGTTATTATGGAAGTGATGAAGAAAATTGATATGTCTATTGAAGATCTTTATACAATGTCGATTGATAGAGAATTGTTGAATGAAGAAGAACAGAAGTATTATGATAGGGCATATGATTTATTATGCGAAGGTGACACGTATGGGGTATTTCAATTTGGTGGAGCAAACATAACTCGTTGCTTACAGAAAATGGTACCTCGTAATGTAGAAGATATTGCAGCGGTGAATGCGATATATAGACCAGGTGTTATTAAGCTAGGCGCAACCGAAGCGTTTCTTCGTAGAAGAAATGGTCAAGAGGAAGCAATCAACGATCATCATCCTTTGTTTAATGACATTTTAAAGCCTACCGAAAACATTATGATTTACCAAGAGCAGTTTATTCAAATGTTTAATCTACTTGGATTAAATTTTGGCCAAGGCGATATATTGAGAAAATTTGCTGAGAGTATGGATCACAAAAAATGTAATGAATATTTGGAAGAGCATTTGTTTCCCCATCCTGATAAGATGGTATTGTCTGTAGATGAAACTAGAGCGGTAGCTAAGAAGTTGATTGATAACGCAGGGTACTTGTTTAACAAGTCTCATGCTATTAGTTATAGTATCTTGGCTTATTGGACTACTTATTTTAAGGCAAAGCATCCAGCAGAATTTACTGAAGTGATGTTAAATAATCATACCGGTCAGCATGAAGAAATAGCATTGGGACTCACAATGGGGAGGAGATTGTTAGACAACCCTGTAGTGAGTTTAGGAGATATAAACACTTTCTCAAAAGATTTTTCAGTAACAAAAGATAGTATTACGATTGGGTTAAAAAACATTAAAGGGTTAGGTGATAGTGTTTTAAATAAGATACAAACAAATAAACCTTCAGGCGGCTGGTTAGATTTTACAGAATTTTATAGAGATAACTTAGAGTTTAAAATGATCCCTCATAATGGTCTAAAGCTTTTGATTCAATTGGGATTGTTTGATGGGTTACATTTTTGCGGTAAAGAACATTCACGTAAAATGTTATGTGATATTATGGATATATATAATACTTTTTCTTTACAAACTAAGAAAAACTTTAAGACGGTAATGGTAAAGTTATTTGATGATGAAGAAATACAATTTGATGATTTGATTTCAGGAAGATATCTTCCGACATTGCTGGATGCATTTAAGATTACTGAAGATGAATACACAGAAAGAGAGTTGATTGACTTTGAGTTAGAGGGTGTTGGGTTCAGAGTGTCGGAAAATGTAGAGAGAATAAAGATGATGACTGAGCTTGTAAATTATTTGGAGTTCCGTCATATCTCTGAGTATGATGAAGAAGAGGAAAACTCTCCGCATTTTTGGACAAAAATTAGTACGGTAGAAAAATTGAGAACAAAAAAAGGTAAACCATATGCAAATGTAAGAGCAGAAGATGGAAGTAGTTTTAGGGTGTGGCATAATAAATTGCAATATTGTGAAGATGAACTTGTTCCTGGCAAGATCATAGCTGTCAAATTGACATCTGACAACTTTGGTAGAAGTTTAGCATGGGATCGCAATAGTTTATTGACTGAAGAGAGTCTATTAAAATTACAACAAGAGTTATACTAAGTTAGGCTGATATTTATTATGTCTAAGATGGAGAATTTAAATGCAATCTTTTAAAGAAGATTTACGCAAATGGACTAATGAAGAGATAGAAAATAGCCCTGGCAGACTTGCTGCTCAAATAGTATTTAATAAGTTGGTTAAAAATGATTTTCAAATGTGGTTTATTGGAAATGTAGATGGCAATCAGCTTTATACTGTTACGTTAAGTAATGAAGAAAAGGCTATTGTATCTTTTACAGATGAATATATAGCAAGCAATTATATTAATAGGTCGGATATTATTCGCCAAGTGAGAAAGAGTTTTGGACCCAAAGTGGTTTTAGTTAGTATGTCATTACATAAGATTGATGAAATTATGAAAAATAATATGACTTCTCAAGTGGCTATGGGACCAAATGCATTGGTACATCAAATAATAAAAACGCCTATACAGACAGTTATAGTTAATCCTAATGCTCACGATTTTTTTATTCCACTTAATATTCCCTATATTATGCAAAGGTGTAATGAAAATGATGATGTGTTAGATTTTAATATAGAAAATGAAAGAGAAAATAAAACACTTTCTATTTATGAGATAGATACAGAGTTAAAGAAGTATGTTTTTTCGGAAGATGGTCTAGTAGGAGATGATCCGGAGATTGAAGGTATTTAAGTATTTGGGTTAGCTATGAGCATTTTTGAGTTGGATTATCTCCCAAAATGGTTTCTATCCAACAATAATTTAAAAGTGTTTGGAGCTAACCCTTTTTTATATAAGGAGTTTTTATGAGTGAAGAAATGGAAGAACTATTAGATGTTGATGAAGAAAAGTTGAAGTATAGAATAGATTATATTAAAGAAAATCTATTGCAAATGTCAAAGAAACTTCGCGAAGAAATTCCAACAAATCTCACTGATCAAGATTTAACAGAACACAATGTTTTTAGAAATTGGGTTATTGTTAATTCCATTTATGATGCTGCGAACAAGGAAGAATCTGATCAAGGATTTAACAGAATGTTATATTTTCTTTTTGATAGGTGTAAGGGAAATATAGCTCGTCTAGTTAATAATTATGATATTGATATAAAACTAAATAGCGCTGGCCAATTAGAAGATATAAAGTTGGTCATTATGGAAACTGAAACTTATGAGAATGATGATGAATAGTGAAACAATGCCACCGGAGCTTGATGTGTTTATTGGAATATTGGGCGAAATAGATATGTTAAAAAATCAGATTGGTGCATTAGATAAGAACACTCATATTGCTTTATCCCATAGCGACACTTCTGCTATCTTAGGTAATGCCGAATGTTTTCGTATTCTTAAATTAATAGAGACATTAAATGCTAATGTTTCAGGTCTTAATGCTTCGTTATTACATGCAGCCGAATTAGTTACTACTCAGTATACTTCTCCAGATGCGAATGAATCACAAGAAAAAAAAACTAGCACTCCGGAGGAAGATATGTCGGATAGTAAGGAGAAAGTAGAAAAACGAAGAGAGCAACAAAAGCAGGGTACTGAAAATAAAAAAGAAAATGAAAATGAAATTATAAATAATATGTTATCATATTTTAGAGAAAGGTTTGAGGGAAATGAGTGAGGGTAATATCTTAACGCCTCAACAGGTTACTATAGCAAATGAAGCAGAGCCACATGAAATATTATTAGCTATTCATAAACGAGTGGTTGATACTGAGAAATTAATGATGCAGTACAGAACTCATGCACAAAATTTAGAAGTAACACTTGCGATGTTACAAGAGAGAATAGAAAAATTGGAATCGCTTAACGATTGCTGATATATTGCATATGAAAAAGAAATGGAATAAAAAATCAGTAGAACGCTTGCGGCGTAAATTGAGAGATAAAGATTCATCGCCGCCGATGAATAGGAAGAAGCGTCCAATGAGTAACCTAGAGCAAATGGTTGCTGATATGTTGGACAACTTAAAGATAGAGTGGGAGAGAGAAGTCCCACTTAAGTTTCAGCATCAATGGCGATACTATGATTTTCATCTTATAGAATACGGAGTGTTAATAGAAGTTGATGGCGAATACTGGCACGATACACAAGGCAAGCCCTCTTATGTTATACTTATGAGTAAGAAAAATGATATGCTGAAAAATTGGCTGGCTAAAAAAGAGGGGTTTAAATTGATTAGAATAAAAGAGAA